CTACGACCACTACGTGCTCGTTGACGTAAACGAGGAAGCAGGGACTCAGACTCCTGATACCGAAGAAGTGCAGTTGTCTGCAGAGGATGTGAAGGCCATCAATGCCGCACGCCCTTATATCTCCAAGAACCTTCCAAAATTGATCGCCCTCGTGGCAGCCGCCAAGCAGGAAGGATTCACTGAGGCTCAGGCTCAGAAACTGGAGAGTTGGCGCGACCGCATACAGCAGCGCGTCGACGTGCTGATCCGCACGAAGCAGGTTATCAAGGATGAACTTCGCCAGCAGCTGACGGAGGCAGACATCAAACTCGAGATTTCTGATTCAGATGGGCAGGGGCAGGAACATAGCGACGATACTCCAGCCACTGAATAAGTGCGCCTTTCAGTGCTATCTCGGTACTGGACTTCATACGCTCGGTCTCTTGAACTGGATTCTTCAGCAGACCGGGCGTGCTGATGTTTATGTCAGCACCTTCAGCACCAGCGAGGCTTTCCTGAATGGTTTCTTCAACCTACGTAAGAAGAAACTCATAGGGCATAGCGTCCTGTTGGCCGACCTGAAAGCATCAAAGAAGACTGTACAGCTATACCGGCTGATGCAGTCGTGCTTTGATACCGTATATCTTGGGATGAACCACTCGAAAATTGTCCTCGTGCAGAATGATACACACCTGGTATCAGTCATTTCATCCCAAAACCAGACATACGGCGATCGTGCAGAATGCACCATGGTCACTACTGACCAAATGGCATTCTATGACCTCTACAGCGGATTACGCGATATCGTGGATAAGAATTCAATACAACTAAATGGGCTGTTCGATGAAATTAATAGAAAAAATAACGTACACGGAGGAATTGCTGCAGGATATAACCAGGTGCGCGAAAACATTAATGACCCCGTCGATGGTGTCTTTCCGTTTGGGTATTGATGAAGTGCAGCTTCATGACGATATCAACACCCTTGGGCATCCTGCCCGACGTGCCTACTACTCAGGACTGGAAGAGACCGATAAGGAACTGCGCCAGCAGCAGCTGGACCTGATGCGCGCCGGCAGTCCGTCAGCAATCGCTGACTGTCAGCAGCGCATCGAGCGCATCCTGAATGAAATAACTGTCTAAAAATATATACTATGCCACTGCCTACCAATCTCGACGATTATACAAAGTACATCGTTAAGAGTGATGAAGAACTCCTTCAGGAACGAGTGAGTCCAACCATCATCCAACGGCTTCGCCGCCTGCGTGGACTGTACGCCTACTGGCTCCAGTTCCCGGATAAGTTCGAACGCGATATCATGCAGCAGGATATGGCGCTCTTCAACGTTGGCAGGGCACAGGCTTACGATGACGTGCGCCTGGTGCAGATTATCCTAGGCAATATGCAGCAGGCTTCCCGCAACTTCATGCGGTGGAAGATCAACCAGGATCTGGAGCAGGATCTGAAGGCCGCACGCCGGTCACAAGACCATCGTGCTGTAGCCTCTATCGAGAAGGTACGTGTGCTGAATAACCGCACCGATAAGGAGGATGAGCCGGATACGAACTACGACCGCATCCCGCTCTTTGGTGTCGTGTTTACCAGCAATCCCGCATCGCTTAAGATTCCTGGCTATGACAATGAGGCCTCACTGCGTAAGGATATCGATACGATGAACAAGCGCTATAGCCGTGAGATAGAGAAAGAGAAGAATTATACGGATTACGAAGAGGTAGAAGAGGATGGAACTGCAGGAACCGATATTTGAGCAGTACCTGAACGATGGTCAGGCTTACATGCTGATGATGATGCCGCGCGACCTCGTGGCTGAGTGCGGACGTGGTTTCGGTAAGGGTCTTGTACAGGCAGGGCGTGGTCTTAAGTCTGCTCAGCTGATGGAAGGATCCTGCGGCGCTGGCGTCTGTCCGTCTGTGAAACGTGGCCTAACAAACATCGTTCCCTCATGGATGATACACTGGGAGAACTGGGGCCTACGACGTGACCGCCATTATACCGTAGGAAAAAAGCCATGGAAGGCCCTCGGCTGGAAGAAACCTATCTTCGAGCCTGCCAACTGGGAGAATACCATTGCGTTCTACAATGGCTCCATCATCAACCTGATCAGCCAGGACCGTAGCGGTACCAGCAACTCTCTGTCTCTCGACTACGTCATCCTGGACGAAGCAAAGCTTCTCGACTTCGAGCAGCTGAAGGATGAGACATTCCAGGCTAACCGTGGCAATCAGATGTACTTCGGCAAGTGCTATCTGCATCATGGTATGACTATCACCTCCGATACGGCCATGACCAAGAAAGGATCCTGGTACTTCCGCTATGAGGAGCAGATGGATCCGGCACTCGTGCGGGTCATCGAGGGGCTGGTGAATCATATCTGGGTACTGAAACAAAAGATGAAAAAGCACCCTGAACGTGCCATCTACTATGAACGGAAGATCAGGAAAGAGGAAGAGCAACTGAACTTTTTCCGCTCTAAATGCTTGCTCTACTGTAAATACTCCAGCATTACGAACCTCGCCGTATTGGGGGCTGAGTTCGTCAAGCGCATGAAGCGTGAGCTGCCACTGCTTACCTTCATGACGTCCATCATGTGCATCCGTGTGGGTATCTCCCTCGACGGTTTCTATGGCGGTATGCGCGAGTCGGTGAACCTCTATACGGCACCGAATAACTCCGTGCTCCAGCTGGAAGCCCTCAATAATGAAGGTGGCATCCCGAATGACTGTCGCACCGACGGCGATCTGAAGCCGGACCAGCCGATTATCATTGCCTTTGATGCGAACGCGCTCATCAACTGGCTCGTGTGCGGCCAGGTGGGCGATGATGGTAAACTCCGTGTCTTGAAATCGTTCTTTGTCAAGTACGACCGCAAACTGGAAGAGCTGTGTGAGGACTTCATGGCTTACTACTATTACCATCGCACCCACCGTGTCATCTTCTACTATGATTCTACGTTCCTCGGTCAAGAATATGCATCTTCTAAGGGCCAGAGCTTTGCGACGATCATCAAGAGTATGTTCCGTCGTCATCAGTGGGCCGTCCGGGAAAAATATATTGGCAAACCTTGGGATCATATCAAGAAAAACGAACTGATTAACCGTATGTTCCAGGGCCGCGCCCGTCATCAGGTGCTCATCAACCGTGACAACAACCCTGATTTGCTCATCTCCATTCAGTCTGCAGGCGTGCGTAACGGCAATAAGGACAAATCAGGTGAGAAACTTGCAGAAACCGAAGAAGACCGTCTGGAGGCTCGTACGGACGGTTCAGATGCTTTCGATACTCTGTGTATTGGTGTTGAAAGGTATCCTGTCGCCTGGGGTCATGGAAGTCAGGTGAATGAATATCCACATTGAACTTTCAACTTGACTATGATACTCTTCAATGGCATTCCTGTATCGGGAGTGCCGTTTTCTTTTTGTATAATAGGAATTTGCTCTGTACCTCATGGGCGGTCTTGCCGTTATTCTTACGTCTGTTCTGCATATCCCATATGAGGCTTTCTGCTGATTGAATATGAGGTTGCTGTTATTTGCTTGGTGGATTTCTTGTTTTGTTATATCTCCTTTATTATATTGTTGGACGTTCCTATGCAAACGACATCTACTCCGGCAAGGTCTATCATGCATGGGGCTGAAGCCGTGCGATGGTGTCGCATGTCTCATCAGATGCTTTTATCTCCAACTCTAGTCCATTACCTCACCGTTGACACTTGTTTAGTTGAACTCTATTGTCTGCTAACTGTCTGTGTTATACCTGTCTGAAAGTTGTCTTTGCCATTTATTTAGAACTCTCCACCTTGTGTGCTTGTACTTTTTCCTGTGCAAAGTTAGGCAAGCACGTGTCCGGCAAGTACTGTCGCCAAGGCTCCTATTTGCTGCACAAAAATCCAACACACTTTCCGCATTTTCTTCTTAACGCCAGGTAGTGGCTAAAGAAAACGTGGTTTTTCAGATTTTTCCTTGAAATTCCTTGCCTTTAAGACACTATCACTTTTGCCTTTTAATCGCACGTAAAAATTACAAAAGCCCCCAAGGCTTCAAGTTTAATCCTAAAAAATAACAAATATGACAACTTCAATTCAGACATCGGTTTTTAACACCCAGACTATCAGCAGACATAAGAGATCATCTATCTATACAGTGGTAGTCAACGGAGAGGATGGTAACTATAAAGAGTTCGAGATAGAAGCATCCTCAGAGCCTGAAGCTCGCCAAAAAGCAGACTCCATCGCCATGAGTTGCATGATTGACGTTACCTACGTAGAAGTCTACAAAAACGCATAGAAACTATTTGTCTAACAAAAAAATATAGGAGAAAACAATTATGACTACACAGAATTCCACCAAGCAGATTACAGCTAAGCTCGTTAAGTCTAACGCATCTGAAAACCTCGTATGGGAAATCGCAATTACCAACAGCCGGAGTAAGAAACGCTATTGCAAGACTGCCCGTAAGGCACTGAGCTGCATCTTCTTCATCAAGAAAGAGAAGAACGTCACTATCGAGTACGAAACGCTACGTCATCTGAAGAATATCATAGCCAAGCAGAGACGTGCCAACGCTGATAACGAGAACCTTTCATCAGAAGCCCAGTAACATGGGCTTCTTTTGTTTCACATCACAGAGTACAATTATGAAAGCTATTCAACTGAATCTTTTCAAGCCCTCCAGCCAGCTGGATTTCTACTGCGAAGATGGCTACTTCAAAGCCTATGACGAAGATGCACGTATAGCATCCGAAATTTGCGGCATAGGCCTCGATCCCTATCAAAAGCGTGATGTTCTCACTTTGTCGCTCATTCGCCAGGCTGACATATATCTTCCTCGCCTGGTTCGAGCCGGTTACAAAATCAAAATGATAGGCATATGATTAAGTTCGCTCTTCTCGACTACTTGCCCCAAAGGATGCTGCATCGTTCATCCTTTGAACAGCAGCTGGCCGACCACATGATCCTTGGATTCAAGGATGGCCGAAACGTCTATACCCGATGGGCTGCAAAGCTTTTCGCTCGTGCTCTGTCAGCAATGGATTTATCGGATACGGTCATCGTCTGTGTGCCGGCCAGTACACGATATTCGAATGTCAGACGCTGGAAACGGTTCTCTGACATCCTCTGCCGATTGACGGGTGCAATAGACGGCTTCGACCGCATACAGGTTAGCGGTAGTCGGAAGCGGGCACATATCACTGGTGACTATGAGCTGGCGACGAATATCAAGCACTATGTGCATATCGATGCCGAATACTTCCGTGGCCGTAAAGTCCTGGTCATCGATGATATCTACACCACAGGGCAGTCGTCGGCTGCTTTCATAGCAGCTATGGAAGCAGCTGGTGCAACTGTCACCATGGCTATGTTCCTCGCTAAGACAAAAAGGTTCAGGGTCTGAGAAAGTCCGCATCTCGGACCCTGTGTAAAATAGGTATCGCGCCTATCGTACCCCGCCCACCCTGGGCCGTGCGCTTTGCTTATGCCCGGTGAACGATAGGCGCGATGGGGCGAAGCCCCGTTTTTCTTATGGCCCACCCTCATTCCCCTGCGCACCTGAACGTTCAAAATTCGACACTGTCAGATGAACAGACAGAGTCATTCACGTTCCCCATACAGGACGCGCACACTGCCACCACGCTCCTGCTGCCAGTACCATTGTTCCGCTCCGTTGCGCATGAGATGCCGAGAGAGCCTTGGCGGCTGATATGTGGTGGTTCGCATCGAAGAGAGCATGACATGACATCACGCACACATCGATGACGTGCCAGGGCACCACCGCCACGTCTCAGCCAGGCACACCCGGCATCTGATGCTCCACTATGCTACACGTAGGTATTGGCTGCAGGAGCGGATGACATCGTGCCACCCTGTTTGTACGTCATGCGACGTATAGGTGCTTGCCTGTTCCCGCCACAAAAATGTGGCATTTTTATGTAATTTGGTTAAATGATATTAAAATTAATAACATTTTTCCTTGATTGTTTTGATATTTAAATTAATATCATTACCTTTGTATCGTGATAATCAATAAGAGAACAAAATGAAGTACAACGAACTTGAAAAGATGGTTAAGAAGGCTGGGTGCTACGACACAGGGGCACAACAGGCGGGCCACCCGCTATGGTACAGCCCTAAGACCGGAAAGACATTCCAAATGAGCAATCATGGAAGTGAAGAGGTGGCAAAGGGAACGTTAAATCAAATCCTAAAAAGGGCAGGGCTGAAATAAGCCCCGCCTCAATTAGGAACAAATTAAAGAAAGGGTAAGACAATGAGAAAGGTAAATGCAGTTATCGAGAGAGCAGGTGATGGTACGTACAGCATCTACAGCGATGCTGAAGACTTGGACTATCTGGTGACAGGCACAGGTAAGACTGTGGATGAAGCAAAGCGTATATTTGAAGGGGGCTATGAGGACATGCGCCGCTACTATGCCAAAGAGGGCAAGCCTTTTACCGAGGTGGAGATGGTGTACAAATACGACATGGCTTCATTCTTGGCCTACTATTCCAAGGTCATATCGTTGGCTGGTCTGTCACGTCTCACTGGCATCAACCAGCAGCAGTTGAGCCACTACGTGACAGGACGCCGCAATCCTTCTCCCAAGACCATAGCCAAAGTGGAGAATGCCATTCACCTCTTTGCTCAGGACTTAGCTTCTGTGCACTTCGCCTGATTATCACACCTTCAAGCTCGTAAGCACAGAGCACGCCCCGACCTCATGCAGGCCGGGGCTTTTCGTGTCTCATGGTGCGCCACGACCGCGGATATGGTCGGGCTGACGTGTTCGGCAGCGACACAAGGCGGCAATTGCTACAAGTAAAAAGTCCTTACATATACCGCTTGATAAAAGGGGGCAATTGCCTCGGGAGCGTAG